AGACCAATACCTGCAATCTGCCCAAACAGACTAGGCGGCTGCTGATAAAGCGTGCCCACCTGCCCCGTAGCCGGGACCCCACGCAGGATGCCCATGCCGAACTCAGCCTGCTTGTACGGGAACTGCTGCTGATTCATGAAGTCCTGATACTGCTGGTTAAGCAGCTCCTGCTCCAGAGCCTGACCCTGAGCACCCGCGCCAAGCTGAGCCTGACCGATGCCCATACGCTGCTGATAGCCCTGCATGCCAAGGCCACCAAGCGACCCCGCCGCAGCCAACTGCTGCTGTAGGCCCTGAAGACCGAGATTAGCACCGAACTGCTGCGCCTGCTGAGCGTTCTGAAACGCGTTCTGAAGCCCCGTGGCCTCGATGCCCTGCAGCTGATTCTGAAGGTTCCGGTTTGCCTCAGCCTGAAGCAACGCCTCGCGGGTACCGCCTCGTCCGCCAGTACGGATGCCTTGCGCCTGAAGTCCCGGTATCTGACGGGCATAGTCCTGAATCGCGCCGCGCTTCTGCTGCTGGATAACGTTTTGCATGTAAGGGGACATGAAAGCCCCCATAGCAGAAGGATCGGTTGCCATGCTCTCATAACGCTGCCCGGCAATGCCCGCACGCTGTCCCGCCATGCTAGCCATACCCGAAGCGATCCCCAACTCAGGGCTAACCTGCATCCCCGCGATGCCTTCCATCGCTTGCTGCTGAAGCGGGCTGAACCCTGCGGTGCGCTGCTTGCCGTAGGGCTGATAACCCTGCCCGATCAGACCGGGTTGCCCCATACCGCCAAACACATTGCCTAGCAAATACTGTGCATAGGGCTTGGCGTATTCCGGGATGGTAGTAGTGATCTGTTCGGTTGAAGTCGGTTGAGTAGCCATGTTAGCTCCTTAAACAGGCAGGAGGCGACCAGTCTTCACAGCGGGGGCTTGCTTAGTCTTCCCCGTCCGTGCCTGCCGCACTCGCGCCATCATTTCGTAAAGTTTTTTCGCTCCAGCCTTGGTGGAGCCATTGCCAAGATGCGACACCACATCAGCCGGGATGACGAACTCGCCATCAGCCAAAGCAGCGCGTTGGACACCCTTGCCACGAATCACGGCAGGGATGTCGTCGGACATGCCATCACCCGGCCCGTCAAGCAGTTTACCACCTGCCTGATACTCGTTAGGCATACCGCCACGAGCGAAGCCAAAGTTGTAATCGTCGCCTACGGCACCGCCGTCTGCAAAAGCGTACTGTGGTTCCTCGCTAAACTGCGCGAAGGGGGATATGAAGTCCCTCTCTCTACGGCGCGGGATGTAAGGCTGCTCCGCTTCAACCGGAACTTCTTCAGTCAGCTGCGGCCTTGGGATAAATACCTGCTCTTCTTCAACGGAAGGGATGTACGGGGTCTGCTCATACACCGGACTCGGTGAAGCGTAGGGCGACTCATAGACCATTGGCGGAGTGTAAGCAGGGGGCATGTAAACCGGCTCTTCCTCTTGCCGCCTCGGGATGTAGGCCCGCTCTTCTTCAACAGGGGCCAAGGCAGGGAGCCCCGCCATCTTCGACTGCGCAGGGGGCATCGGAGGCGCAGCCTCTTCCTCGATGATACGAGGCGAATACGGAGTGGAAACAGGTGCAAGTTCACGAGGTTCGCTGAACGGATTTACAGAAGACGGTGCCGAAGCAGGAGCCGTACCCGCAAACACAGGACGCTCAGAGACGATCTTGAACTTCTTGTCGCCCTTGACCTGAGCATTGCTGATCGGCTTGCCCTGCATGAAGTTGTGGATCAAGTCCGTCATCATGAAGTCTTGGATGCGCCGGGCATCCTCGTTCTTCGGGCCCTCACCCATCGTGTTAAGCCACGGCTGCACAGCCTTTTCATATATGGCAGCGGCGTCAGCGCCCTTATCTACCGTGCCGTCCTTGACAGCTTTATTGATGACTTGCGTCATGTCGTAAACAAAGTCTTCGTTGCCCGTACGACCGTACTTGGCCTGACCGGGGAACTCGTTCTTGTTGGTGCGGTAGAAGTTGATGAAGCCCTGCGCAAGTTCTTCAGGCGGAGCAGAGCCAAAGCCACGCCCCTGATCGACAGCCTTCCAATAGTTCTCCAGAGCCTTGTCGCCGTACTCCTTGGTATTGACCATCGAAGCACCGAGAGCCGCGATAGCAGCGGCAGCAAGACCAACAGGGCCGAACCCAGCAAGAGTAGCCATACTTGCTCCGCCAAGAGCAGCGGGAGCGCTAGCCCCAAGCAGCCCAAGACCCGCCAGTCCAGACGTTGCTCCGAAAGCCCCCAAAGCAGACTGTGCTTCATTACCCTTTCGGATGCCTTCGTAAGTCTGATGCAAGCCAAGCGCAGCCTGAAGGCCGGGGATGATCTTGCCCATCGGATCACCGGCAGCGGCAGCGGCAGCTTCACCAGCAGCGCCAGCCTGAGCAGTACTTGCCCCAGCCTCAATAGCCTTATTGTAAGCAGCGGCGGCGGCGGCATTAGCGGCCTTAGACCCATAGACTACGACTTCGCCAGCCGCGTTAAGTGATACACCGCCAGCACTTCCCAAAGAGGCTAACCCACTTGCCAATCCGGGGGCAGTGCTAAGCGCCGCAAGAGCACTAGGGTTAGCAAGCGGGTCAGTAAGCTCACGCCCTCTAGTCAAATTGCGCCGAGCAAGTTCATCGCGGGTTACATACTCTCCGGCTGCCTCATCAAAACTAGTAGCGTCCTCAATAAACATGTTACCGCCGCGAAGCGGTGCATCTGGAGGCATGAAGTTACTAGCCGCAAGCGAGGCATTAATCGCAACAGGAGAGAGCAAGTCCGGATTAGCCGCGACCTCCGCGTCCAAATCTTTCTGAAGTTGCTCTTCAGGATCGGTAGTGAACTTGTCCTTCAGGTAGCCAATACCCTTCTCGATGCCTTTTTGCGCAAGATACTGCCCGCCAATTCCGGCAATCAAATCCCCTGCAGGGCTGCCCGTAAGCGACCCACCACCGCCACCACCGCCACCACCACCGCCGGGAGTGCTAGGAAAATTGCTAGGGTCAAAAGGCGTGCCGTAGAAGCCCCCACTCGTGCCGGGATACGCAGACACAACCGGGTTACGGGCACGACGGTTCAGATCTTCAATGTACGCACGAGTCGCCGCGACGTTCGGGTCAACGCCAAGCTGAGCAAACATCGGGTCACGGGGCGGCGCTACACCGACCTCGCCACCATCTGCATAGCCTTCGATCTCGCCGCCCTCTGCGTAGCCCGGAGCCATCGCAAACGGGTTGTAAGGTACAAGGCCCTGCGGGGTCTTCTTGTAGTACTTACCCGGCAGCTGATAGGGCTGGTCACGCCCCGTACCGTAAAGCGGGTTGAACCCACCGGGGATATAGATGTAATCCTCACCCGCGCCACCTGTAGGCAACTTCTTGGGAGCAGGGGTAAGCGCGTTCGCCAGACCACCGTACGTGACGGTCTTGGCAATGTTCTGCATGAACGGGGACTTAAACCCACCGCCCATAGCTTGACCAAAGGCGGAGCGTGACTCAGGGGAAGTGAAGAGCCCTTTGATGCCGCCCATGATGGAAGACTGCGCGGCAGGAGCGACAGGCCCGGTGCCGGTAATGACGTCCACAGAGGGCATGTACTTAGAGATTTCAGCAAGCGAAGTAGAACGCGGCGCACTCAGCGAGCCATAGCTAGGCATAACCTCGGATCTCGTCATTGACGGATTCATAAGGCTATGTACCTGCAGGTCAGGTCCAATCGGCGCACCCTTGGGCATCGCCAACGACACTGAACTCTCCCCGAATCCAGTTAATTCAGCGCGGCTTTTTGCTGCCTCGGTCGTTCTACGGAGCTCATCTAGCTGCTCGGGGGCCAATTTACCGGGAGCGGCAGCAGACGCAGCACGCAAAGACTCGGAAATGTTTGCACCGCTATACGCGCCAAGCCCCGCCTGAAGGCCCTTCTTGAGATCGCCCTCGATGAGTGCGGTAGTGCCACCTACCAGCAGGCTCGTGCCAAGCGCCGTATTGCCAAATCCAACAGTCTTAGCAAACGTATTGAGTCCGGGGACGCTAGGCAGTACAGCGCCGATGATGGTGGGCAGGAGCTTCTTGAGGAACGAAAACTGAGGCTGCCCCGTCACCGGGTCGTACAGGTCCTCCGGCATAGCCCCGTAAGACATCGCAAGCTGCTGCAACCCCGCCACTTCTCGGGGGGTCATCTTGACCTGCATCACATCCGAGTCGCGGTACGGCGAGGCAACAAGCGAAGCCAGACCGCCCCCGGCAAAGTTGGTCTGGGGGATTTCCTGCCCCGTCATGGGGTTAATCTGGGCATCGTAACCACCGACAACCTCGGTCGGCTGGTTATAGTTAAGCGGCGGCGCGTAGGCGCTGCTGTGCATCCCGGCCATCGGATACGAGGGGTTAGGCTGGGGGACAGCCCCGTTTGAATACAAGTTCTGGTTCATGCCGCCCTCACGGGGTCAAGATGGCTAGATACTACCACTTTAAATATGTACATTCGACACCCAAGTCACGGTCAGGATAACAGACGGGATTTCTGGGACGTTCCCCGTGGCAGGCTCTTCGGAAAGGAGCACATTGGTATCCGAGGACTGCCAAGCTAATTCAAAGTAGTCGTTTTCAGACAACGGGGTCACGTAGTTCCACGCTGATATAATTTCAGAGTTCGGACCGTCGATGACAACTTTGCCAGCAGAATGCTCTACGTTCTGCCCATTGATCCGAAGCCAAATGTAAACATCGGATGCGCTACCACCAGACTTGTCTAACTGGACCGAGAACTGGATGTTATAGATGCCCTCTTCTGCTACATATATACGGGAGTTGATAGCCCCGACACTGACATTGAAAAAACTCACTGTCCGGTTGAACGTCATTAAATTGACGGTATTGGCTACCGGGTTAGACTGGTCTACGCTGCTATAGAAAGACCCGTAAGGCTTTGGCGCGTTAGCCGCATTAGAGACCCGACTGAAGAAGAGACGCAAGACGTTAGAGAACTGATCCTGATATCGCTGCTGATACTCTACCGGCGCAACAGGCAGATTTGGCGCAACGATATTACGGATCTTCTGGCTGCTGTACTCTGTCATCAGCGTCTCCCGTCAGGACGGATGTCAAGGCGCATCATGCCCATCTGCCACGCCACGCCGATGTCGGCTGAGGACATACGGAAGGACATCTGACGGCCCCGCACGCGGGTATAGACCTGACCGGTGTAAAGCTCAATCGGGAACGACTGCGTTTCAGTCACGGTCGGCGTATTAGCCGCAGAGTAGGCACTGCCCGAGTTCTGTCGCGGCTTGACGGTCAGCGTCACGGACGGCGTGTTCGAGTTAGACCCGTTGAAGGTCAAGTCAGGCAGCATGCGCCAGATGTACCCGAAGCTCTGCCCGTCTTGGATGTCGAAGTCCGAAGTCTCAATGTAGGCTGCAATCGGCAGGATCTCGCTCGTAGAGCGGTCGTCGTTCCCGTTCTCGTGGTTCATGACCTGATTGGGCACGCTATAGGACACAGTGCTATAGGCGATGTGGGACGTCGCAGCGGTCCCGTCGTACCCACGCGTACATCCGGTCAACGAGTCGGAGGTCTTGCCAGTGTAGAAGATCTTCTCGAAGTCAATCGTGACCACGCCCTCGTTCGCATAGGACGCAGAGTTGATAACCGGAATGATCGTTACGCTGCTGTTTATAGCAGCCGACAGGTACGAGGTCTGGATGCTGAACGAAGCCATCGGGTACTGCCGAAGCGGCGAGTCGAGCCAAAAGCTACGCTCCAGATCGCCGTAGTACCAGATTCGCTCAAGATGGTTATAGACCACGTACCGGTTGTTCACGAGGCTATCTGCAGTCGGGTAGAACCACCAGACCTCGTTATAACCCTCGTTGGTACCGGCCACGATCTGCGCCAACTGATCCGTGTTGATGTCAGTGAACACAAACTGACGGAGGCTGCACGGCAGCGTCTCAACGCGGCCCGAGTACTGATAGAACTTGTCCACGCCCATCCAGTAGGTCACGTTGTTGACCGTGATGGCAGAATTAGGCGAGGCGATAGAAAGGTTCTCCATCAGAAGGTTCATGCCCCATACGTACGGCGGACCAAGGTACTGCATCGAGAAGATAGCAGCGTCTGTCCAGATCAGGATTTCCTGCCGGGTATCAAGCGAAGTAACGATGAACGAACCATACGACAAGCGGGTTTCACCAGATTGATTCGTCGTCGCCGGGACCCATTCAAACGGATTATCTGCATCCGACCAACGCACGAGCAGGGGGTCGAAGTCTTCCGTGAAGTTGACAGGGTTGTACGGGTTGGACCCAAACGCAATACAGAAGTTACCCGTGCTGGAGGTTGA